TGATGGAACTAGAATCCCGCTAATAGGAGATAATAAATACGTATCTTTTGTATCAGAGATTTTTAAAGCAGGTAAGACGGTAACAGCTTACGGAAGAAATGTCAGCGTAATTAAAACTATAACAGACTTAACAGTAGTAGAAGGTGGTGGATACTACCAAACCATGTTACTAAGATCTGGAAGTTCACCTATAGGTCTTAACATAGGATGGAGTAGTGGTACAAGCACCGGAGCTGCCGGAAACTTTGTTAGTTCGAATATCACGATCTTAACGGATAGTGCTAGTATTGGAAATACAGGTTTTATATACACTCTTCAAAATAGCAGCTCTGCAACATACGGTACTATGGTTTATATGTACCCACAATCCGGAATTCAAGTCTATAACAAAGCTACCGATAGTTATGCAATAGAAGGAGGAGCAGGTAACACCTGGAACGTAGCTTATAAGGATACACTGTTTCCGCTAAAATATGGAGATTTTATACGTTTTGGAAATACAGGATCTTACTCTTTTGTTAACACAGGCTCACTAGACGATACTTTCACCGGAGCCGGTCTTTATTATATTAGTAGAATAGTAACAGGTTCTGATATTGCTAATTCTGGAAGTATTATAATATCACCAGCTCTTCAAGGAGAATCTACTAATTTAGTAGTACCTTCTGCAATAAATAATCAAAACTATAGGCTAATTAGAAGAGTTGAAAGTGAAACTTGGGTAACAACTAAGATCTACGCTGACATGAATGTTGATCCAGCAGTCGGAGGTTTACTAATACCAAACGATTTTAACCCAGCATACGATCCAATCGTTGTTGCTCGTCAAGCAGGAATAGAACTTTAAAATTACATATTTATAATAAATCATGGGATACTTAAATAATACCGCAGTCACAGTTGATGCAATCCTAACCGCGAAAGGGAGAGAATTACTTGCCCGCGGTGACGGTTCTTTTAGAATTACACAATTTGCATTGTCAGACGACGAAATCGATTACACTCTGTACAATCCAAACCAACCATCAGGTTCAGCTTTCTACGGGGAAGCTATTGAAAATATGCCACTACTAGAAGCATTTCCTGATGAAACTCAAATTATGAAGTATAAGCTCGTAACTCTTCCTAGAGGTACAGCTAGAATGCCAGTATTGGATATTGGATACTCTTCAATCACTATTAAGCAGGGTGCAAGTTTAGCAATCACTCCTCAGACTTTGAATTACCTTTCTCAAACAGCTTTGTTTGAATCATCTGGGTATACATTTACAATTTCTGACGTTAGATTATTTAACAGCTTTACAGGTATCGGTATCAACACTCCTGATGTTCAAGCATTGAATCAATCAACAACGATTGGAACTAACGTATCTAAAACAGTAGTAGGAACTACTCTAAACCTAAGCGCAACAACAGTAAATACACTATTTGGACCTAACACCGCTCTTACTGCAACCCTACAAGTAATAGGACGAGATTCAGGAGCAAGACTTCAAATCCCAGTAACCGTTACTAAAAATAACTAATAAGCAAAATGTCATTTAAAAGATTAGATCCCGAAGATTTTTTAGTAAGTGTTGATTCAATCACCGCTACCGCATGGTCAACCAATAGCCCGACCTTAACTACATTTTTTACTTCCTCAGTAACCTCATCAAACGATAGCTACTACAAAAACATTTACCAAACAGCCTCTACATTAAGTAATGCTGCAGTACAGTTTGCAATTACCTACGGAAACCAGAACGGCTCAGGAAGTGCTAACTTCAACGACCTAGTACCCGGTGTATCTCCAACAAGAACAATTTACGGACAGTACCGTAATTTAATTTACGGAAGTGAAAATGCAGCGTTTATCTTTACAACCGTAACAGCTTCCGATTTCTGGGCTATCTCTGTTGATAGGGCTAGATACAAAGAACACCTACTAAAAGGTACCTTTAACATACAAGTTAAAAACGGAAGTAGTACAATCAACTTAACAGATAATTCTGGAATGGTATCAACCGATACTTACTTAGATTGCGGTAGAGTCTACCAGATTATTTCCGGTTCAAACGGAGTTGCTAACACAAGTGTAAACGCTAACGGATACTCTTTATCTTCAGGATCTTATGGTTTATTCCTACCAGATATTGCAACTATTATTCTTAACCCCCTAGCTTTATCACAATCTATTAATTTAGAACCTTCTAGATCTTCTGATTCAGACGGACTAAACATCGGTAGATTATTTACAGCCATTTCAGGAGCTGCTTCTTTCCAAGTTAACAGCGAAGAAACAGTAACTTCTGACTTCGTATTTGTTAGAGCTAGAAACAGCGAATTTAACTACTCGGAAAATCCTTCATTTATTTCAGGATCAACAGGAGATGTTATCTTTAGTAATTTTATTAATTCACCACAAACCTATATGACAACTGTGGGATTTTATAACGATTCTAGTGAACTACTTGCTGTAGCAAAATTGTCTAAACCCCTAACTAAAGACTTTACAAAAGAAGCCTTACTTAGAGTTAAGCTTGATTTCTAAAATGAATGACTGCGTTCAAACAACTACTAGCATCCGACATAATAGTCACTCCATTTGAAGTGAACAAAGCCTTCCGGTTTACCGGAGCGGCTGAACTTACCGGATCTACTGTTGGCATTGATAGATTCTTAGGACAAAACATACAAGGACTATTTAGCTTAAATGAAGCTACTACAGGTCAAATCACTACCGAGTATAAAAGGTTAATCTATAACTCTGCTAAAGAATTATACTACTCTAACTACCTAAGCTCAAGCTACGGAGACCCTGTATCGGTTCCATTTACAATACCCGGTTCAGATCCAAGCGGCAACGCTTTGGTGGGGCCAACAAGCTCTGCGGGCAGGTACGAAAATTACTTAGAAACTACTTTAGCATTTGAAAGATACTTCCCAACATCTTCTAGTGCTATTATTGGAGTAATTTCAATTCCTTCTAAGCTATACGGAGATACAATGCAACCAGGCTCTTTTATTATAACTGCTGAATCTGGAAGTATTACAGATGACGGGAACGGCAATTTATATTTTTCTTTAGATGGAGAGTACTGCGGTAATATCGTTTACCAACACGGTTTAGCGATACTAACTAAAGATAATGAATCTAGCGGACCTTACTACGGAAGTGCAGTTTACGGAACAGATGTTTATGGAGCAAGTGCTAACCCATTTATACAGAACATAATCCTATCTCCTAATGTAACCTGTTCATTTAGCAGTTCATTTACATTATTTGAAACACAGTATAAATGTACATTCACTCCTTCAGAATTTAACTTTTCACTAAACCCTTCATTAATCTCAGGATCAACAGACGGAACGGTTTATGATTTTGCAACAGAACCCTACTTTAATCCTTATGTTACTACTGTAGGATTGTATAATGAAAATCAAGACCTAATTGCAGTCGGTAAACTAGCTAAAGCATTACCAAGTAATAATACAACAGACACAACAATACTAATCAACATCGATAGATAAAATTTATGCCCAATTGGTTTTACGAAAATAAAGAAGTTACAGAAGAATATCAATTTGAAGACAAAGCAGTCGGATTTGTTTATATAATAACAAACATTGAGACTGGTAAGTTCTACATTGGTAGAAAAGTGTTTACTAACACCTTAACTAAAAAACTCACAAAGAAAGAAATTTCTGAACAATCCGGCCCTGGAAGGAAGCCTACTAAAAAGAAAGTAAATAAGGAATCTAACTGGAGAGAGTATTGGGGTTCATGTAAACCACTACTTGCAGAAGTTAAGGAGGTTGGTGAAGATAAATTTAAAAGGGAGATTTTAAAGTTGTGTTTTACAAAAAAACAACTAACTTATTATGAAATCGCTTACCAGTGTAAATACGATGTACTTGAAACAAATTCATACAACGACAACATTATGTCCAGAATTTTCCGAAAAGACTTGCACCTACCCGATTAAGTTCGTATATTCGGTTAATGGTCAATCACCTATTAGTTAACCTGGTAAATAGTGTAATCGGAACTGGAAAGCCAACCTCTGGAGATAACTTCTCCTATACTTGTCCTTTCTGTAATCACTATAAGCCAAAACTGGAAATTAACCTAAAAGAAAACGAAGAGGGTATTCACCACTGGCATTGTTGGGTTTGCAATAAGAAAGGAAAGAAGTTAGTAAGCCTCTTCAAAGCTGTTTCAGCTCCTGATCATAAAGTTCAGGAACTTAAAAACTACGTCAAAATTTCCTATCAGGAAGAGCATGGAGTTAAAATTGAAGCTCTAGCTTTGCCTAAAGAATACAAACCCCTGTTTGAAGCAAGTACTTCAGAAGTTACAGTACGTCAGGCATTACGTTATTTGAAAGAG